AGAATTGTTTTCCTCGAAAATGTTGAAGGAATTATCTCAGCAAAAACAGCCGAAGGAGAATCGGTTCTCCAATATGTCCTCCGAGAACTGGAAGGACTGGGTTACTTTGCAGAGGCAGGAGTATTCTCAGCGAGTGAAGTTGGCGCACCTCACCAAAGAAAAAGGGTTTTCATCTTGGGCTACGCCAAACACGATGGACACACTACCGCCAAGGAGTTACGAGGCTGCGATGAAGCAAGCGACGACAAGTCGGAAGGGCAGAACAGATCCATCGAACTTGAGGGAGCAGGTGGACGAAGTGTCGGTGCAAGCATACAAGGATGCGATAAACTTTCCGACACCGAGAACGTCGGATGCGGAGGGCGGTCGGATCGATACGGTGATAGAGGACGGGGTATTCAAGAGCAAGAGGCACAAGAGCAACCAGACCTTTGGAGCCAAGCTGAGGGATGCGGTGGAGACTCACGAGGAGCAGAAGAAGTGGGCAACGCCAAGAGCGAGGGATTACAAGGGTGGCTACAGACCAGAGAGTATGATCCGCAAGGATGGCAAGAGCAGGATGGATGCCCTGCCCCAGATGGTAGAATACGATCCATCGAGCCGTCCAACTACCGATTCCCCGGTAGACCTGGAGAGCGTCAACAAGAATGGGAAGCACCAAGAGTCATCGCCAAATCTTCAGAGATCAAGCGGACAGCTAAACCCAGATTGGGTGGAGCAGCTAATGGGTCTAACCATAGGATCGACAGACTTAGGCTCTTGGGGAACGGAGTTGTTCCACAAGTAGCTACAAAGGCTTTCGTCACTTTATTTAGTAGACTATATGAATGAATATAGAATAACTATACAAAGGGACGACATACTTGCCAACAATCTACAGGAATCTGATAAGTGGGCTAATGATGAAAATCAAGCCCTATCTTACATCTTTAAAAACAGACTGAAAAAGGATGGGTTCGGAACTCTAAAAAGGGGCGGACGGGCAAAATTAATATCAATAAAAAGGATAAAATAAATAAGGAAATAAATATACCACTAACTATGGAATCAATCAATACACTCACACTCGGACAAGCTTACATCGTCGATGGCAAGCCTATGGTTTTACGCACAACCGAAAATNNTCGNTNTNTGTTNACGGATGGTCGNTACGGCTTCGGTCGCACACTNGGNNGTCGTGCTNNCGACGTAGAGATTCTTAACAACCTCAAGGTTGCTGAAGGCGTTAACCCTCAACGCATCCTTGATCNACTCGAAACAACTGTTCAGTATATGGCTGACTACTACCGTTCAAAGAAATGATTAANAACGATTACGACGCTATTGGNANAAGCTCAATNAGTAGCTTTATGNCNTGGGCNGCNGANAGAATAGANAANGAATTTNTGGAGAACGAGAAGGTGGCGAGNGAATCCGGGGGCATAGATTTTATGCCTTCAGCCAAAAACGTCCAAGGNAGNAAGGTGGTTACCAAGGAAAAACTTCATATTATCAAATCAATCGAAGAGATGAAAAAGGAGGGTCACACTATAAAGTATGGTTGTGAGCAGATGGGAATACATTACTGCACCTTTGGCAGATGGAAAGTTTTGCTTAAAGAGAAGGGTCTGCTATGAAATATATCCCATATACTAAGATCGCAAAGTTTCGTGAGGATAACAAGCCAGAGAAGTGTCCGATATTTGAATGCGACCTAGGGGATGCCGTTTTGGATCACAATCACGATACTGGGATGGTTCGAGGAGTAATCCACAGGCAATCCAATTCCTGGCTAGGAAAGATAGAAAACTCTTGGAAAAGATTTGGGTCTTGTGCCTCGGTTGATCTTTCTTCTGCTTTAAAGAATGTATGCAAATACATAGACAAGGGCGATATGGATTACCTGCACCCCAAGGGTCTTAGACAAATCATTTCACGTTTTAATCGATCAAGCAAAGAGGAACAGGTAAATATACTCAAAAAAAATAAATGCTCCGAAATGCAAATTAGTTCTTGCAACAGCACTTCCGATAGGTCTTTGTTGTATCGAACCTCTTTAATTAAGAGAAAGTATAAGTAATTATGGACAAGCCAAAAAAGACAGTAACAAAAAAGTTGACTATACGTCACAAAATGCAGGGGATACAGTCCTCTTTGAAAGCTCCCAAGGGGCAGACTAATAACTTCGGTAACTACAACTATCGATCCGCAGAAGGTATACTATCAGCATTAAAACCCTTATTGGGGGAGTGGTGCTGTATCCTTGTCAGTCAAGACCAGATGGTGGAGATTGGCGGTAGGGTATATGTGCAGACAACATCCACCTTGACTGATGTGGATACGGGCGATTTCATTTCTACGACCGGGCTTGCCAAGGAAGCAGAAAACAAGAAAGGTATGGATGACGCTCAGATTACTGGTAGTGCCGCATCCTATAGCTTGAAGCGAGCATTAGGCAATCTATTCTGTATTTCAGATTCTTCGTTAGACCCAGATGCAACTAATACGCACGGAAAGTCCAACGCAACCAAAACAACAACTCGGAGAGTTCAACAACTCGATGACATCATATAATATATAACTATGGCTCAATACGATGATACAAACTCGTTTGCCTTGTTTCCGAACAAGAACAAACAGAACGAAGGTCAACCAGACGTAACTGGCAAAATCAACATAGATGGCGTTGAAAAACGCTTGGCAGGTTGGAAGAAGCAGTCCAAGTCTGGAGTGAACTTCATTAGCGGAAAGGTGTCCGACTTCCAAGAGAAGAAGGAACAGCCCAAGGCTGCCGTTGAAGCGGACGACGTAATGCCGTTCTAACCACTCAGCCTCGCCCACAAGGGCGGGGCTTTTTAGGGGGTGCAATAGTCTCGATCTGGCTTTGGCTAGAGACGCAGGTGCAATTCCTGCCACCTCCACCATTTTATAAAAGGATGAACAATAATGATATTATACAACCGCACGACGTTGAGTCCGAGCGAGTAATCATAGCGTCCTGCCTTACAGACGGGCAGGATACATTTGATAGAATTTCAGCCGTAATCAGTAAAGAAGATTTTTACGATACGGCTTGCAAGATACTATACGAGGCAATCGTTGAGCTTGCCAATGAGAGCAAGCCTCTCGACGAGATAACTGCTTACGACAAGGTAAGGGAAAATAACAAGGAAAACGCCATAGGCGGTTTACCTGGACTCTACGCCACTATGCACTACGCACAGTCTTATCCTGTTGCTATGGCAGCATCTGAGATTGTCAAGGAGAGGTCACAGGCTAGAGACATCCTTAGAGCGTCGAGATTAGCCATAGAATCCATTTCAACTGGAGTTAAGGCAGATGTGGTGTGCAACGACATAGACAGCCATATACGCAAGATTAGCGACAGTAATGACAAGTCGGTAAACGTCAAACAAGCCTCTACTGATCTAAAGAATAAGCTCAACCAGATGGATAGGGGTGAGTATGTCTTTGATACCCTAAGCACTGGCATCGATCATCTGGACGCAAAGCTAGATGAGGGCGGTATCGGCAATGGGGAAGTATTTGTTATATCTGCTCCAACGTCTTGCGGTAAAAGCCAATTAGCTCTTAATATCGTTTTGAGATCCGCTGTTATGGACAACAAGCCAGTGGGTATATTTAGCTTTGAGATGCCTACAGAACAATTGACCAAAAGAATCTTGCAAACTGCCAGTGCGGTAAACCTTAGGAGGTTTAGGGATCAAGTGGTCACACAGCAGGAAAGGGATCAAGTTTATAAGGTTCTAGAGAAGGTTGAGCAAGCTCCCATCTATGTAGAAAACTATGTCCGGGGTGTTGGAGATTTGCGTTCTAAGGCTAGAGCTATGAAGCGAAAGTATGGCATAAAAGCACTAGTCATTGACTATCTGCAACTTATACCATATGACACAAAGATGTCCAAAAATGACGGCATTGCTTACATTTCTCACGGCATTAAGCAGCTTGCCATAGAGCTTAATATACCTATTATTCTCCTTGCTCAAGTCAATCGAGAGGGTGCTAGACGCGACAGCGGTCTTAACATCCACGACCTCAAAGACTCTGGGGACATTGAGAATGATGCAGACGTTATCCTGCTTATGTGGGCAAAGGGTGGCGATCTAAATAATTGTAAGGTGTTTGACGCTGAATATCCTTACATAGAACTAAATTACAAAATAGCCAAAAACCGGGAGGGTGAGCGTGACCTAACTGGCAAATTCAAATTCATCAACAATATAGGAAGATTCCAATAAATGACCGAAATCGTAAGACAAGTAATGAACGCCACAAGCGAAAAAATATTAACTGCTGGATTAGACGCTATGGCTAAGTGCTGTGACGCACTTACTGAGCAAAATAAACAGCTTAACCTTGACATAGGTGGGCTAAAAACTAAGATTCATAATCTAGAGATTAGACTTTTGGCTAACCAAGAGGAGAGGGAATAAAAGTATAGGGTTAGGAGTTTTTCGTCCTTTCTTCTATCCCAGTACACTTCCCGCCTTTTGGTTAGCCCCTTTATAGTATAATGGGGTATGTTGGGAAAGGGTAGCCTCAAAAGGGTTACCCTTTCTTGTGCCTACCTAAGAAGATCGGAGTTTTGTATATCTACTGATTGAGTTAGAACATCAATCGCTTGAATTAAACTTGGGTCTTCTGTAGCCAATTGCGTAAATACCTGGAAGGCATTGTCGGAACTATAAATGGCAGGCAATATGGCTAGGGTAAGATCGGCAGGTTTACCCTTACCCACTAGATTTAAAAAATTCTCGCTAGTCATAGCTATACCTAAAAGTTTAGTATAAGGCACATCTAAGTTAAACGTAGCTATTAATCTAGGCATAATGGTTGTTTGAGCTTGTCCACCCCTACCAATAACTTGACCCTGACCTCCCCTAAGTAATCCAGTAGCTTCCTGTTGAGCATCTCTACCAACTCTATCTAGAATTGTTACAAGGTCTAATACATCCTGCACACCATCTTCGCCTAAAATATCTTTAGCCACTTCGTAAGGAGTAGAGGTAACGTCTCGTAAGTCTTTAAATATTGCAGAATCCGCACTTGGCAATCTGGCTCCACCAAATTGATCTCCCATTCTGGCTCCATTGCTTCCGGGCACAGCACTATCGAATATTCTTTTTCTGACTAAAGCTCTTATTCCCTCTCGACCCGTTTCATCGAGGTTGTCCATAAATACCTTTACCTGCGATGCACTTTTAAGGTTTAATAAAGTATTTACCGTGCTGTTTGTATTATCAACAACATTACCTCCACCCTCTCTTAATAACTTTGAGGCTTCATTTGTCCTTATAGCTAATACCCTAATTGATAAATTTCTTTCATCGTTTAATTTCCCTCGCAGGACTCTCTTGTCTGTTGGAGACATTGAATCCGCATCTGTTAGCAACTTTCTTAGAGTGCCAGGCGTAACTGTTGCATCTTGCGGAAGGTTTAATAAATTTTTTGATCTACCAGAGTAAGTTCTAGCCATTCTTTGCAAGCTCTTTATTGTTTGCTTGTCAAAAAACTCATCAATCAAATCATTGTTTTTTAATATATTGTTTAATTTTCCTAAATCAATCATTCCCTCTGCGTTCTCGGCTGCAGTAAAAATTGAATTAACGGTAGACTCTCGTATACCCTGAGAAAATGCCTCTGGGTCTGGTGCGGCATTTCTAAGTGCAACTAGACTTCGGACGGCAGGACCCTTTTTATTTAACAGGGCTTCGGTTATTTCACTTGGACGTAAACTGGTTCTGGCGTTGCCCAAAATATTTTGAAGAGTTTTATCTTCTAGTAATGGAAGCCTTTTCTCTTTCCAAAGTTTGTTGGCATCTTTTAATACGTTGCTCGCATCAGATCCAGCATCTCTAGCCATACCTTCCATAAGACCGTCTAAAGAATCAATCATATTTCTTAATTGTTTTTTCTCTAAATAGTCTCCTCTAGCTGCTTGACCATATACTTTGTTTAGTTGCTTTTTAGCATTTAAAAGTTGTGTAAAAGTTAATACAAGTGGCTCACCCGGATCGGGTATTGGGGTCGTTCCCTCAAGCAAGGCAGTAAATGTAAACTGATCTCCTTCTAGTCCAAGTTTGGCATCCTCAAACTCAGCTATTTGCTTTAATCGAGCTTTTGCTTGTTTGCTTAAATCTCCTGCCCTGCTTAATTCTATTAGAACATTTTTAGGAATAAACGACCTAATAACTCTGTCATCAATGTCAGTAGGTAATTCCTTTGATAAGCCATCTATGTTAAGCAAACGCCTAGCGGCAGTGAGCATATCAATGCCAGGTATGTCCTCACCCATAGATATAGCTTCATCGTAAAGAGAATCTACCTGTGCTTTATTTGCATTGAATATATTGCCAGCAGTACTCTGCAAACCTTCACCCAATTCTTTAGACGTTTTACGTTGTGTTTCAGCCATTAAACTTTCACCTAATTGATTGAAGTATTTTGCTACGGATCGTGCAGCAAAATCCGAAGCGTCGTCTGCTGAATCTAATGCAGCTTGCTCTAAAGCCTCAAAATGCGCTTTTCCTATTTTAGATATCTCAGAAAAGTCAACTTCTTCACCTTTTACTTTTTTAATTATAGCCGCCAACGCATCGTTAAATGCTTTTCTATTTTGAACCACTTTAGGTTGCATTTCGTCTGACACACCTACCACCTCTAGCTTGCTAACAACTTCGCTTTCCGCTTCGGTTGCCCTTGTCCCTGCTCTCATTGATGGAGTGGTTTTGCTTGTTATATCTATGCCAGTTCTTTCCTCCATTCTTTGCAATACACGAAAAAAGTCCTCTTGAGAAAGGTCAGAACCTTTTATTCCAGGAGGAGTAAATACTTTAGCTCCAAGGGCAAACGCTTTACCAAAACCAACATCAAATGCCGTTGCAATTCCACCCCTTCCAAGCGATTGACCAATTTCTACCCCCTCGCTAAAATCAGATAAATTATCTGAGGTAAGCCCGGACTCAACAACTTCAGATCCAACTTCTCCTAAAGCAGCACCTCCACCCGCATATAATCCCCTAGTTAGTATAGGCGCACGAGCTAACATTCTTGGTGTAGCTGCTCCCGGAAGGGCTAAAGACACCCCTAATTCAGCGGCTAACACTGCTCCAGGTCTTACTAAATCTAAGATATCACCAAATGCAGCACCTTGCTCGTCTACCAATATTTCTTTTCCATCTTTTTTAACTAGAAATGAAGGCTTGTTGCCAATGCTAAATTGCTTAACATTATCTTGTCCATATTGATCTGACAAGAAATCAAATTTGCCTTGTGGGTCTTCTTGAAAAGATAATAAACCTCTGTTAATAACGTCTCCAAGCCCAGAGCTTATATCAATTTGGCTTTCGTCTAAGTCTAGAGCCGTAGATAGATTTTTTAATAAATTTCTTTTGATTCTTCGATTTCTTTCTACCTTATACCCAGGGTCTTTCATAGACATAGGAGAACCTCCCATTGGATTCATAGGCATAAATCCACCAGTTGTTTCTGGAGAAATAAACGGACGTATATTTTCTTTTTCTAAATCAGTATCTATATCTCTGATAAACTGACCACTTAATATATTTGATACCGCATCTTTTCTTAGGTCATAACTATTAACTGGATCGGCAGTAGAAAAATCTTTACGAAACCCCTGTTCTCTTCGAGTAATTTCTTCATTGATTTCTGCAGCGTGATCATTCATTCCTCTGGAAGTAAAACTATCAAGAGCAATATTTAAGTTATTATCTGAAGTATTTTCTAATACTTTTGTATCTAAGAGGCTCATTTGATTATTATTTAATTAAGCTATCAGGATCAAACTCTACAGAATTATTCGTAGAACTTGAATTGTTTATATTTAAGAAATCTCCTCGCCTAATGGACTCCACATTGTCCATTGTCATATTTGGCAATTCGTCTTTCAGTTCTTTGAATGAATCTCTAGTTTGATTGTAAACAGTCATTCTTCCTTGAGCAGCTTTTTCT